CCAACCCATTCTGCTAGTTTTTATATCAAAAATTTCTATAGTATTAGTAGGTTTATGCCGTAACACTAAATCCATAAATCCGTACCAATAAACTGATGAATTCTTTTGAGATGCTGGAGTACATAATTCCATTTCTATTCCTAGCAACTCATAATCACGACTTGAAAAATATTGTCCTCTACGCTTTTTGAACCAATCTAATATAGCAACACCATCTTCATGATATTCTGCTAATTGTAATGGATTCGAAAAATGCTCACCGTTACGATCAGCAACACATTTACTGTATTCAATTTTAAGATTTTCCATTAATAAGTCTGGTAAATCTATTGCATCTGCTTTCTTTACAGACTCAGTATACATAACCGTTAGAAAGTGTTGAAGTGTCTCATGGAATGCAGTTCCAAAGACAGTATCGATAGATGCCGTGAATGGTGCTAATCGATCAATATATGCTAACTTCCAATTCAATGGACATTTTTCATACATTGACCATTGTGAATATGAAATTCTAGTTGGCACCGACTTTGGATCTCTTACTGACAATCTATAAACCGGACTAATATAATTTACGTTTTCTTTACTCATCAGATCCATTTAATGTGAAACTAGTATTATATAATACACAATCTATTAATTCAGACATTCGATCATTAATCATCTCATAAAATTCATCACTGCGATCTTCGTCCTCATCATTTAGTAATAGTAAATCTTCTTCGGTTGGTTCATATTCATCCCAATCATCGCCGAATTTATTATATGATGCAGCACCAATAAAATTCATCCCCTCATCTTCCCAATCAATTAGTAGACTAGCATCCGGATCCATCTCTGAAACATGATTATAGATTCTCTCAAATAAACCATGGGCTGGACTCCATGCTGAAGTTATGTTTAAATTAATTTCTGATTCGTCGATATCGATATCTTCAAAAGATATCCATTTTGCACCCAACTTGTCAATATAATCATCCCTTGTTTGTTCTACATCAGGACATATTATGTTAAAATATGAATCTTGTAGTTTCGTGATTCGTTGCCAATATGTAGTTACAGAGTCATCTGTATCGGGACTATTCATCCATTTATCATATTGCAAAATATCGGATTCAAATTTACGACACGCTTTTTCATCTTCGAATCGTATATGAATATTAGTATAAACATGATTTGCCATATTACTTCTTTTATTATTAATATAAGAAAAATATTGCTAATAACCTAATTTATTTTTGTTTAATCCATTTGTTATTACTATCTAACGTAAACGATCCAATATAAGGTTTATTCCATTCATTAGGCGCAATTAAAGAAAGGAATGGTTCATCCTCTTTGTAATATAAATGATATGTTTCGCCAATAATTGGCTCGAAAGAATATTTTGCATTATATACAAGATCATTCCATTCAAACTCATCTACCAATTGTTCATATTGTTTTTTGAGTTCTTCAAACCTAGTTTTAAATTGGTGATTAACTTTTGTTACACTTCGTTGTTTCCATAGATCTACATCGTCTTTGCGTATAGCTGGTGCACCTACGTTTGTAGTATACGGCATGATGCCAGGATTGTCAACTACTTGATCAGGCTTTTTCTTAGTCATCAAATTCTTTTAGATAAATATCAATTACATCTTTAGTTTTATTTAAGTCTTGTTCAAAGTTACCTTTCCGTCGACATCTTACAATTCGTTTGAGAATATCAAATTCATATGCATTGAGTTCCCATTCTGTTGCAAATTTATATAGACTATCCTTGCCGATATAATGTTTCTGGGTATGTGTGAATGGTATTTCTTTTATACTCATTTTATTCCTTTCAATAATTTCTTTTTTTCTGTTTTATTATATCCATATAATGAAAGTATTCGATCACAACTGTCTTTATCTAATAATTCTAAATATTCAGTTACTTCGGATTTACTTACTTGATAATGCTCTGCAAATTGCTGTATTAGTTTAACATCATACTTATCAGATTTCTTGCCTTTTATATATTTAGCAAATGCTTTATTACTTGGTAATAGATCATGATACAATTTATATGTATCTCTAGGCTTCAATTGACCAATAGTATAACATTGAAGTTCATTAACTAAATCAGTTAGTTCCATTCTCATTGATAGCCACCTATTCACAATAAATGGAGCAAACTTCTTTTGATCTGGTTCTGACCATTCTTCCCACTTTTTCTTTTTACTAGTTACGCCGTTTATAAAATCAAATATACTTGCCATTATAATTTATATTTTTGTTTCCATTGTTTTTCAAACTCGGTACCCATTCCCATTTCCAATATTATAGCATTTTCTGGGACGCCAACCAATTTTTTTGCAGTTAAAATATCATCAATACTCTTTTTTTTATATGTTTTCATTTTTACACGAGCATTGGTTCGATTACTAGTTTTAAATACAATAGTAATTGTTCCTTTTAAGATCTTTTCCGCCATAGTTTTTTTATTATTAGATTAGGATTAATTTGTGATAAGTTTTCGTGATTTGCCATAACAATATCAATTAAATTAATATGACTAAAATGATCAGGACATAATCCGATAATGTGAAATATTTCGTGCATATATTTATTTTGCTAATTCTAATTGATTTTCATTGAATATATGTAATAGACCGTAGTCGTCCATTTCTCCTACGACTCGAATATCTCCCTTAACTGTAGTAAACACTGATACTATAGTACATGGAAAATCATATCCTTTGGGTTTTATAGCTTTATCGCCAATTTCAAATTTACTTGTCATTTTTCTTTATTTTTACTGGTTGAAATTCTTCTGGTATAGCACCACAGTCATCACATCTGAATACGGGTACTGGTACCATGGTATCTTTGTCTTGTCCTGTTAAGAATTTTGAAACTTTATTAATGGCCATTACCTGACGAAAATACATACCTCCGCACTCTTTGCATATAATAGGTTGCATATCGGTTGGCTTAATATTTGGATTGAGTTGATTCATTACTACTTGTCTTATATTTCATTCATAATATTAACAAACATAGCCATTATGTTTATTTCTTTATCAACAACAGTTGCGTCTTTAAACTGAGCTTCAGCAATAATTAATATCATTGCTGCAATATGCCCCGTAGCAAATTCTTCTAGATTATCATATAGAAATGTATATAGTGGCGTAAAATCTCGTACTTTACTATCTGCAATACATTGCCTTACTTTATTGAAGGTTGCTTTTTTATCTTTAGAATTTTTAAGCATTTCCAATACTTCGGTCATATAATTTGCTTGTATAGCACTTGCTTTATCTAATTGCAATGTGCCATCCACTACTGATGCTTGTGCTGCATTAATTGCTCTACGAATATCTGGATATGATGCATTAATAATTGCTGCAATATCTTGTACATCATATGATATATTTTTTTCATCTAACACAGTAACCAATCGTTTTGCTACATCAGTTTTATTAGGTGGTGTGATTGCAAATGTCTGACATCTACTTTGTATTGGATCGATAATTTTCTCTACATAGTTACATGTTAATATAAATCTAGTAGTCTTGCTATATGTTTCCATTAAGTTTCTAAGAGCTGCTTGAGCATTTGGAGTTAAGTAGTCTGCTTCATCTAATATAACAATCTTCCAACGTTTAAATCCTACAGTTGACGCATATCGTTTAATCTTATCTCTTACAGCGTCAACAGAGTTTTCATCAGACGCATTAATATACATCATATCTGCGTCAACACTATTAGCAATAATCTTTGCTAATGTAGTCTTACCAGTACCAGCTGGCCCAAAGAACAATAAATGCGGGACATCACCATTCTTAATGAATATTTTAACTTTGTCAATAATGTGCTCATTACCAATATACCCATCCATTGTATCTGGGCGGAAGGATTCTACCCATAATGTATTTTCTGTTACTCCAAACATATTTTATTGTTTTCCTGTTGAACCAAATCCACCTTTACCTCTATCAGTGTCTGTTAACACTAATACTGAGTTCCATTCTATTTGTTCAACTTTATTTAATACTAATTGACCGATGCGTTCTCCTTTTTCTAGAAATATTTGTTCATTTCCGTGATTAATTAAAATTACACCAATCTCTCCTCTATAATCTGCATCTATTGTACCAGGACTATTTAATACAGTTATTCCTTTACTGTATGCTAATCCACTTCTAGGTCTTACTTGAATTTCGTACCCAACTGGAATTTCAACATATAATCCTGTTTTAACTAATAATTTATGACCTGGATTTATAGTTACATCATGATTAGATCTAACATCACATCCTGCACTACCCATTGTTTCATAGTTAGGTAAGTCATTATCTGATTTATTTATTACTCTAACTGTCATAATTAATTCTGTAATTGAACTAGCCAATAGTTAGATTCGAAGTCATTTCCGCTAAAATCAATTCTCGATAATCCCTGACTTGATACATGCATTGTTCCATTATCACCTTTATTTGCTACCAATACTTCCTTGAGTTTATCGGCACTAAAACAAATTGGATCTAAATCTGTAACATCAGTCGTACCAACATCAAATGTAATATTATCTGAATTAACGGTTGAATAATTAATAATAAATTTAATTTCTCCATTAACTACTTGAACTGCAAAATTCTTTGCATCAGGCAACGCATTTTTTGCTTTGATAAATTTACTCATAAATGCATCATCAATCGGCAATGTTACTTCATATGGTGGTTCTGCGTTAATTGCAGGAACTGCTGGAATAACGGTTGTATCTGCTAACATAAAAGTTGCTCTTGTACTACCTTCACTAATTTTCATTGCATAATTTTTGCCTGCAGAATCTTGTACGTCAATATTGATATTCTCACCGACAGCTGATAACATTTTTATTAATGATCCGGTATGATTAATACCTAATTCGCCTTTCATAAAAGGAGCTGTGTTCCATTGTAGCTTTCCTACAACGGTTTGATCCATATCGATAAGTTCACAACCTACCCCGTTTTCATTTTCTTTTAATATTACCGCTTCGCAATTACCAGCAAGATAATATCGATTGATAAATGATTGTAATTTACTTTTTTCCATTATGTAACCTATTTAAAATTTAAAAAATTTATTGAATTGTTTAACATCAGTGGTTGATATACTATCCCCACCAAACTTTTTATATGTCTTTTTATATGTTGAGTATACATTCATTGCATTGTCTGGATCTTCGAACATTTCGTGTAATGACAATATAACATTGAATAATTCTTTTGGAATTGCAGTTTCTAACAACTCAACATGATTATTTGTTAACTTATTAATATCTTTAACAATTTCACAATATAAATGCGTATTATGAACTACCATTCTCGGCATACCTTCTTGAGAGTATCTATCTAATCCAGAATCAGTCTTTCCGCCCAGATATTCATATGTAAAATCATTGCATGCTGGACATCCCATACTACATGGTACCTTTTTAGTTTTATCTATAGATATCTCACCATCTTTTCCTTGTTTAACGTGAGTCTTTCTACGATACTCAGCATTTTTCGGGAAATACAATTCAGTGAATGTCTGTGTCTTATAGTTACCAGAATGAAGATATGTTCCAAATACTGGATATTGTCCCGGAGATGATGAATCACTCATCAATTGAATTCTATTATTAGTTAATTTATTTAACAGTTCTTGTAATGTTGCTAATATAAAAAAGTCTGATATTTTACTTATTCCTAGTAAGTGAACATATTCTACGTGACT